GAAATCAAATCACTAAAAAAAACAGTGGCATTGTTGCTTGTTGTGTTTGCCGCCCATAATCTGCCAAAAGCAGAAATCACAATGTTTGCATTAGGCACAGTACCCACATATCCCGTCTTCTCAGATACCCGTCTAAATGTCGTTGTTGAGATGGTAGGGTCAAAGATCAGAGGGTCAAAGCCTGACTGAAAGAAGTATGTGATGCTATTCAGGGATGCAGTTTGCCAAGCATTGGCGGTAATGGTTGGTGCAGTTCCCCCACCGCCGTAAGTTAATTCAGATACTGCATTAGCACTATCAAGTTTAAACAGTTTTAAGTTACCCGCAAACACAACAGTCAAAGTACCATCTGCTTGTATCAATTCATTGATGACAGTTACATCATTTGCACCTAAAGCACCACTAGAAGAATTTACCTTAGAGTATCCTTTGCGTGAACCAATACGACCATACTGGTCAATGATTGCATTTTGAGCAACCAAAGCATATCCAAGGGACAAATCAAGAGGCGATTCTTGGGTATTCAACCCCTGAAAGCCAGGGGCTGTTAGAGAATAAGTCTGTAGTGCTTGACTCATGTCGCCACAAACTCCTGATTTTCAGGGTAGCGAGTACCTTCCAAAGCAATCTGGTCAGACAGCATAGATTTGTACAACAAATACGCTTCAGATGAAGACAGACCACCATCTTCACCACGCTCAACCAATGCACGAGCATAAGCATTCTGAGCCACCAAAACATCACTCACAAGTACAACTGTTGAACCAGATGAGAGTGTTGCTTGTGGAACTGTCAAAGCAAACTTAATTGTGTATGCACCATCAGGTATAGGGTAAAGATTGACCTTGGTGTCGTATGAGGCATCAACCCCATCAAAAGCAAATTCAGTAGGGATTGAGTTGACCAGTGGCGTAAAGTTCAGTTTGCGGTTCATGTCCACAAAGCTGATGTTAATCAAGCCAACATTGCTTGTAGTGTTGATTACATCCATTACTTGAAACTTCTGACCAGCACCCGTCAAAGAATAAGATGCTGTAGATGATGCAGTAGTGACTGTGATAGTTTGACCTAAAACGTTCCACGAAAACGCATCTTCAATCTGACGCTTTGCATCATTGACAAACTTGCCAATCAAAGTTGAATAGGTTGTTTCTGTAACGGTAGAAACACTTGTCTCTCGCAACCTTGCGAGTACATCGTTTACAAGTTCAAGATAAGTCATCTGCTTCCAGCCTTTGCTTTGTTCCTGTCGGATATAGCTTTAGCTTTTGCCTTTGCGTCAGCCTTTGAGGTAGCACCCCATGCCTTGAGCGAAAGAAGCAGTCTTGTTGGTTCACCTTTCTTGTCGTATTCAGCACCATCGTTGCCAGCCATACGAGCCAAGAAACTTGCCCTGCGAGGGTTATCCCCCGATTTTACTGGTGCTTTCAAGTTGCCACCAGTTTCCTGATTATAAGATGATCTACCCTTGGCATTCAAGCCGCCTTTTGGATTTTGACCAGCTTTTGTTTGCCAAGTGGGTGTTTTCATCTACTTCACCTTTTTAGGCTTCTTTGCAGTCTTTGCCGCCTGTTTAAACGCATCAGCAGTAGGCGCACCCTTGCTACCTACTTTACGCATTTTCTCGCCAGACCCTGCGGCTATCCGAGCCTTTTTTGCATTAATGTTTGAGTAAAGTCCTTGTTTCATGGTGTTTCATTAGTACAGAACTTTGGCGGTAATAGTGCCTGAAGTGTAGGCAGTGCAGTTTGCTCTCAAATACTTGGGAGCATTGGCTATGGTGACAATGCCATCAGCAGTCAAAGCAGTACCAATTGTGGCAAAGGTTGTTCCATCCAAGCTACCTTGGAATGCAACAGTTGCAGTGGTAATACCACTAACTTGCAAGAATGCGGGTTGACCAGCGTCAGCTTGAACAGATCGAGATGCACCTGTGGCGACAACAGCACTCAATAGAGTGGCGGGAGTAGTTAAGGATGACATTATTTACCTCGTGAAGATTTCTTCATCATGTTAGTAGCAGTCCGACCGCCACGCATAGGCATACCTTTAGGTTTTCCAATAGCAACCATAATGGTCACAGGAACGCCCTTCTTTTTGCCGTATTCTTTTGCTTCTTTCTCCCCTTTTTCAGAGTAGGGAAACTTCTTTTTTCCGACCATAGGCATAGTGTTCTCCTTATTTCCAGAGTCGATCAGCAATAAAGGTAATCACACCGCCCATGAATGAAGCGATAGTCATACCCACCCAAAATCCACCTTTGCCTTTGTTGGCAAGTTCAAGTAAGGCTTTTACATCGGTACTCAATTGAGTTACCTGACCTTGCAGAGTCTCTACTTGAGCCTCTAGCCGACCAAAATCACGAGCATCTATTTCAGCCATTTGCTACCTTTCGGGGTCTTCCCATACGCTTGATTGTTGGAATGACAGGCGCACGAAATGCGGTATCTGTTCTAATCTCTGATTCTATGGTTACTTCTGGCTCGTCTATCCTCACATATCCCTGATGACCCTTCATAGAATCAATGTCATGTTGATATGTAAAAGTTACAGTGTTACCTGATTGAAGACAACGAAAAGTAGCCATAAAACCCTTAAATAAGAAAGGGGGGACTAGCCCCCCGTTCTTTACACAGTGCGAACAACCACACATTTAATTGTTGTGGATGCCAAATCCAATGTACCGCCTGACTCGTTTTGAAAACGAATAGACACTACATCAGCCGCTGAAACATAAGGCGTAATACTGATGCCTGAAACATCAACACCCATGCTTACGTTTATCACAATATCGCCCAGCTTAACTCCTGCTACGGCAATTGTGTTTGTCTCGCCAACACCATCTGCAAGAGATGATGCGTTGAGAGTCGCTGAAACAGACCAAGTGTCCGAGAATACGCCCCGAAAACTATCGTTGCCTCTGCGAGTTGTTACTGCTGTTGCTGCTGCCATTTTGATTTCTCCTAATTAAGTTAAAAAAGTCCCCCCACCACTAGGGCAGGGGGCGCAACTGCATTAGGCTGGAACGAGCAAAGCAAACATGGATGCAGATTTAGCTGCACCTGAGCTTGCGGCTGCACGAAGGATTTGAACTCCATACAGAGTGTCAGATGTGAACAGATTAGCAAGATACTCTTGCTTGTACTGAACTTGTGAACGCAGAGCAACTTGCTCAACCAGCACCATTGAGTCCTTGTGACCCATCAAACAAACTCGTGCGGCAGCAGAACCTGATGCAGTATCAGTGTTGCTTGAGACAAACACAGGGATGCCGTACAAGTTACCGATTTCACCAGTGCGGATAGTACTGTTAGTACCACCAACAAAGGCTTGTTCAGTGTAACGAGCCAGACCCATCAATGTGTTGCGGCTTGAGGGAGGAATCAAGAAGAAACGCTGATCCATTGGGGTATCAGTGTCGTCAAGACGCTGAATAGTGCGGCGAATAGCAGCATCGGTCAATGCTGACTCATTGTTGCTTGCGGCAACATAAGCAGTAGTACCATCACCACCAATAAAAGCACCAGTCGCGTAGGCATTCGTACCAGCACCGCCGTTGGTTGAACGACCCAACTGAACCAAGTCAGTATCGACTTGTTTAGCCAGAGCATAACCAGCGTCAGAGGTATAGAAGTTACGCAAGCTGTTCAGGGCTTGGGCTTCAACAATATCCTCAATCAAACGTGAATATTCATAATGCTTGTTGATAGACACTTGAACTTCAGACTCTGTAGCAGCAATCAAAGTGACTGCTGTTTCAGCGGCTTTAGCAGAAGCAGAACCACGGGTAGGTGCAGGAATGTGAACTACGTCACCCTTTTTGCCCTTGAAGTTCATCTTCATAACAAGATTCGCAAGAACCAAGTTTTTCTTGTAGGCAGCTATGATTTCATCTGACCAAATTTCAGGGATGAACGTTGCGCCTGTGGTTACAGTAACTGAATTACTGGGGGAAAATGATGTTGCCATGTTAAATCTCCAAAAAACGATAAGTTAAATTATCTAACCCGTCCGTCTTGATACGCTTGCATGATTTCTCCGCTTAACGCCTCATAACGATCTGGGTCAGTCATCTTCAGCCGAATTAGATCAGCCCTTCGATAGACTCTTTTTCCAGACTCCCCACTTCCACCTACATCAACACCCGCTGCTTTAAGACTTGACTTGCGCTGAGTTTCCCCTGCTTCATTAGTCTGTCTTGTCTTAACGCCACGCAACTGTTTATAGGTACTCAACAATTCATTTGCACTGTCGTAATCAAACTCACCATCAGCTTTTGCATACAAACTAAGGCGAATAGGTGAAGATTTCACCCAATTCACAAAGTCTGCATCTTGAGCAATCTGACCGAAATCAGGATGCTCTTGCGCCAGCTTTTGTTGAATCTGCATCTTTTTGAAGTCTTGACCAGCTTGTCTAGCGGCAAGTACATCGGGATGGTTATCAACAGTCCTGCGAACTGCCTCTTGTGGATTCTCGAAAAAATCTACTTCAGGCTCTTTCTCAATAGGTTGCTGTTTAGAGGAGAGATTCTGCTTTATGAGTTCATCTGCCAGCTTTCGCACTTCCCCAACTTCCTGCGCTTGCTTTCCAATCAGCTTTTCA